CCAGATACAGTAACGCCACCAGCAGCAATAGTAGGGCAACTAGATTTCACCTTCGATATAAACAATGCAAGAGGCTTAGATCAAGCCAATTGTGATGTCTTGGTGATTGTTCAACGCCTATCAGAAAGAGTGGCCCAAGATAAGTTAGATGCTTTTCTAGCAGGATCAGGGGCTGGCTCAATTAAAACCGCAATTGAAGGCGATAGAACTTTAGGTGGTGCAGTAAACACACTTAGAGTTATTAGCGCTGAAGGCGGAACTTATGAATCTGCTGGCACTTTATTCCTATCTTATAGATACCGCCTCACACTTTGGGGTTAAGGAGAAAAAATGTCTTATGTAATTACCTCAGAACTAGAGGTTTGTAATAAAAAGAAAGGTGAATCAATCACCGAAAAAGAATTGCTTAGTGCAGGAGCCAACATCAAGGCATTGATAGAAGGCAACCACATTAAGGCAACTGGGGGAACAACCAAACCAGCAATCCAAGAAGGAGCCGATAAATAATGCCAAGATTAGTATTAACAAATGCGAAGGTTACGATAAATTCAGTTAATTTATCTGATCACATCGCAAGCGTTACTTTAAGTACCAGTGCTGATGTAGTGGACACAACAGGGTTCTCATCAACAGCAGCAAGAAGCCGTGTTGCTGGTTTGTTAGATAATTCTGTAACTCTTGAATTTCATCAGGACTTTGCAACATCAAATGTTGAACAAACAATTTATCCGCTGATTGGAACTACAACTACTGTTGTTGTTACTCCAGTTGATACAACAGTAGGTGCAACTAACCCTTCCTATACATTTTCTGCATTAGTTGCAGAATGGCAACCATTATCAGGCGCAGTTGGCGAATTAGCCACTGCATCTGTTACTTGGCCAATTTCAGGATCAATCACTAAGGCGGTCATCTAATGCCAAGAATAGTACTAACCAATGCTTCAGTTACTTTTGCAAGTACTGATATTTCAAGTTATGTAAGTTCAATAACTTTAAGCACATCACTAGATGTTGTTGATACAACATCTTTTGGAAATACTGCTAGAACCAGAGTTGCAGGATTAGCCGATAATCAAGTAACAATAGAATTTTTCCAGGATTTTGCATCTGGTGCTTTAGAATCTATTGTTTATCCAACAATCGGAACATCTGCTGCAATGGTAGTTAAGCCAGTAGCAGGAACTACAACTGCAACAAATCCACAATACGCATTCAATGCGCTAGTTTCAGAATGGCAACCACTATCAGGTGCCGTTGGTGAACTAGCAACTGCAAGCGTTACCTGGCCAATTTCAGGTGCAATAACCAAATCATAACTAACTAGGGGGAAATAAAATGGATGGATTATCACTAAAGATCAAAACCAATGATGGTGTAGATGCAACTTATGTATTACGGCCTCGCACCATCGTTGCTTTTGAACAAAAATTCGGTAAAGGATTGGCAAAATTATTTGCAGAGGATCAAAAGATGGAACACATCTATTTCCTTGCCTGGCAATCTCTAAGAGATAATGGCCGAGTTGTAAAACCTTTTGGCCCAGAGTTCTTAGATACACTCGAATCAGTAGAAATGGTTTCAGACCCAAATTCAGAATCCACCGAGATAGCCTAACCTTTGCAATTGCAACGGCCTCGGTGGAGTTGGGCATCTCTCCTATTGATTTGATAGATGCCCCTGATGGTGTCTTAGAAGCAATGTTCGCCTATCTAAAGGAAAGAGCAAAGGCAAATAAATATGGCTGATGAAGTAATTGTTTTAACTGGCATTAAAGAAACTATTGATGCCTTGAAACAATTTGATAAAGCGGCGGCCAGAAAATTTAACAAAGTAATTAATGATGAATTGAATAGGGCTGAGCGATCAGCAGATAACTTAGTTGTTCAATTCACAAATCCTGTTTATGGAACTCCGATGCGTGGCTGGCGAAAAACTCCAGCCACTAATCCTAGAACTAGAGGTGGCGCAGGCTGGCCAGCCTGGGATGTTAGTACAATTCAATCAGGGATTGTTAAAAACAGAGCGCAAGGCAAAGTTCGAGGTGATTATACCACTAGCGCTGGTGCCTTAATTAATAAGAGCGCCGCAGGTGCAATATTTGAAGTTGCTGGCAGGCGTGGCAACGCATCAAGAAATCAATTTATTAGATATTTAAGCAATTCATTTGGCAAAGCCTCCCGCCTTATTTGGGCGGTTGTTGATAAAGATAAAGAGGCAATCCAAAGGCGAGTTGCAGCAGCCTTAGAGGATGCTAAAAAAACATTACAAACTAATTTAAACGGTAGGAGTTAAAGTGGCAACTGGCGCAATTATTGCTCGGATTATCACCCAATATTCCGCTAAAGGTTCAAAGCAGGCTCAAAAAGATATAACAAATCTTGGCAAACAATTTGATAAGTTTGCTAAAAAATCAGCCTTAGCCTTTGCCGCAGCAGGCGCAGCCGTTGGTGCGTTTGCCGTTAAGGTTGGAACCGATGCAGTTCGTGCTGCGATGGATGATCAAAAGAGCCAAGCATTACTTGCTTCTACTTTAAGAAATACTGTTGGCGCAACAGATGCTGTTATTGCAAGTACCGAGCAGTACATAACCGCCCTACAAAAAGAAGTTTCTGTTGCCGATGATGAACTCCGCCCAGCGCTGGCTACCCTAGCCAGAGCAACTGGCGATGTTGCCTCTGCGCAATCATTACTTGGAACTGCGCTTAATGTTTCTGCTGGAACTGGTAAAGATTTACAAACTGTTTCTTTAGCCTTAAGTAAGGCAGTAAATGGCAATCTTGGTGCGCTAACTCGCCTTGGTATTCCACTTGATGCCAATACAATTAAATCAAAAGATTTTAATAAAGCACTTGGCGTTTTAAATGATACTTTTAAAGATCAGGCTGATGTTCGTGCCAAAACTTTAGAAGGTAGATTACAGGGATTAAATATTGCCTATGGCGAAATCCTTGAAACTCTAGGTTATGCACTCCTTCCTGTAATCGAGCAATTTGCTAGTGTAATCTCAACTCAGGTTTTACCTCAATTAGAGGCTTGGATTAATGCAAATAAAGATGAATTGGCTGCTGGCTTATCAACCATCCTTGGGCAAATTCCTACTCTAATTCAAAATGTAACTGACTTTTTTGGTGTTATCAGCCGCAATCTTGGAACTTTAAAAGTTCTTTCAACATTACTATTTGCCACCTTTGCTGCAACTAAGGTTTATGCTGGAGTTGCCGCATTAATTGCAATAATTGATTTGTTAAGAATCGCTTTTGTTAAACAAACAGCATCAGCCACTAGCGCAGGAATCGCCACCGCTTTTGCAACAGGTGGTGTTTCAGCATTAGCAGCATCAGCAGCAATAGCAGTATTCGCTGGTTCAGCGGTGCTTGCCTATAAGGCTTTAAATAAAACTAATGATGCAATTGATGATCAAACTAAAGGAATAAAAAAATTAACTCCTGGTTGGGGAAATGTCTATGGCCCACCTGGGGTTAAGGCTGCTAATGCAGTTGTTACCGCTACTGGTAAGATAGTTGGCAATACTGCAAAACTAACTGCTGAGCAAAAGAAACAACTTGCAACTCAAGAAGCCTTAAATAAATTAAAGGCAATGGGTGTAGTGCCTACATCTGAAACTAATCCTATTCAACTTGAGGCAGTTCGTTTAAACCTTCTTAAAGAACAAAACCTTGCTCAAAAGAAAATGTACGATCAACTGCTTGCTAACTATAATGCAACTGAGCGTATGAATATTGCAGCGCAACGATACGCCGATATTTTAATGGTTATCGCTGATGAAAAGATTTCAAGTGAGGAAGTAAACCTTCTTGCTAGTAAGTGGAATTTAACCAACTATCAAGTTCTCCAATACATCGCTTCAGTTACTGGCAATGTAAATCTTGGTAAAGGTTGGGATGCAGCAGGACTAGCCGCAGCCGATGGTTGGAAAACAGCGCTTGCAGAATTAAATGCTTATCTTGCAGCGGTAGGTAAAGGTTCATTTGTAATACCACCAAGCGGCAATATTCCTGCCCCTATTGTTGTTCCTCCTATTGATGTCCAACCTATTGATCCAAAGGTTATTGATAGAATAACTAAAGATATTGTTAGGCCAGAGGTAATACCAAGCCCAATGACTACAATGCCTGGTTATCAAGAGTTTCGAGCAGGTGAGCGTGGTGATAAGCCTAAGCCATTATTAAGTTCTCAATTACCTGATTATCAATCTTATCGAGCAGGTGAGCGTGGTAGTGTTAATGTAACCGTTAATAATGCTGGTAGTACTGTTACCTTATCTGATTTGCAAGAATCAATTAGAACTGGATTGCTGGCTGGGCAAACTTCAGGCAGATCAGTTAATGCTAGAAAACTAGATTTGTAATGCCAGGCACACCAGTTCTTGGCGTGAGCATTGACTTTGCGAACGGCCCTGCCTTCGGAAACCCCCTTCTGCTCGATGATCCAACCACCCCACTTGGCACTGGTATCTTGGCAGATGCTCCTGGCGATGTAGTTGATGTTTCAGATATTGCCTTGCAGGTAAGTATTCGCCGAGGCAGAAATCGTATTCTAAACAGATTTGAGGCTGGATTAGCAACAGTAGTTTTAGAGGATAACAATGGCGATTGGTCGCCGCAAAATTTATCCTCACCCTACGCAGGCAAGTTACTATCTCTACTCTGGTTACATTACAGCCTACAACAGTACCTACGGTTTAGGCATCGATGAAACCTCTAGGGTAACCCTGCAATGTGTAGATGGTTTTAGATTATTAAATAATATCGGAATCAGTACCGTACCTGGCACCAGTTCTCCACAATTATCAGGAGCCAGAGTAAATGCGCTGCTTGATGTTGTAAGTTGGCCTTCATCCCAAAGGGATATAGATGCTGGCACTAGCACGCTAATTGCTGATCCTGGCACCTCTGATAGAGATTTGCTTAGTGCCTTACAATTGGTTGAGGT